AAGCCGCCGACGCGGCCGGCGTCGAAGTCGATCTTGTAGGTCCGCGAAGGGGCTTCGGCGGCGGTCTGGACTTCCAGGTCTTCGCCGATCTTCACGGTGGTCGCGTTTGGAATCATAGGTCACACCCTCCCCAGGACAAGAAAGGCCTGTCCGCCCTGGTTCCGAAGAAGGATCACCTTGTCGCCGACGGCCAGTCCGTAATAGTATTCCGACGCTTTGTCGGTGTTGGTTTGGTAGTTGTTCTTCAGGACGTGGGAATGGGAAGCGAAGGCCGCTTCGCCGCTCCCGCCGCCCTTCTCTTCGGTGGAAGGGCCGCCCTTCATGCCGGTGTGGTAGTGTGTGGGGTAGTAGCCGGCTTGAAGTTCCTTCGGAACGACGATCGCTTCGCTGGATATGTCGAAGCGGTTATCCACGCGGATCGTCAGGGGCGACGTCTTCGTCACCTTCCCGAAGAACCAGGCCGTCGGCGCGCCGGCGGCGTTGGTGTTCTCCGCGACTTTTTTCATCGTGTCTAAAAGGCCCATGTCACACCACCTTTAATTTCAGGGTCATTGTTTCCTTCAACAGGTCATGCGTGGCTTCCTCGATCAGGAAGAAGGACTTCACGCCCACGGCGCCGATCCCGATATACAGGACGCGGCCGGCACGGACGGACAGGTCCGCGATCGCGTTCAGGCTGAAGGACCGCGACGGCCGATTGTAAAGTTCCAGCATTTTCGCGCCCCGCTCCTTGATCTGGGCTTCGTTCATGCTTTCGTCGACCGTTTCATAGTTCTGAAGGATTCCCCACAGGGTCATGTTCTTCGAATCCTGGTAGATGTAGACGTCACGTTTGCCGGTTGTCTTATTGTCCTTGACCAGCTTGATTTTGTTGTAGGTGTCGGAATCTATGTCCTGGTCGTAGGTGTAGCCGGTGGCAAGGCTCCCGTCGCCCACGAACAGGTCCAGCTTCGCCGTTTCGACGTCCGTGATCGCCAGGGAACCGAAGTTGTCCCACAGGACGAACATTTTCCCCGTGTTGATCAGGGTCAGGTCGATCGCCTTCAGGGCGATGTCGAAAAGCGTCTGGCCGTCCTCGATCATGGAGGGGATCGCGTAGCCGGTGTTCGCCAGGGTGCCGGTCTTCAGCTTGAAGTCTTCGGCGATCTGCTTCACGATCTGGTCGGCGCGCTTGCCGGTGAAGACATAGGTTTCCTTGTTTTTCTTCAAATACCAGGTCTGATCGTAGGCTGTGATCTGGACCTGGTCCTTTTCGCTCTGGCTGATCTTCACGACATAGCCATAGAAAAGGCCCGTGGAACCGTTCTTCAGGACCAGAATCCCGCCAGGGTTCCACGCCACGGCGCCGTCGACGATCGCGGTCACGGTCAGGGAAGCGGGGGAACCGGACCTTTTTGTCGTCCACTTTGCCGCCGTGATCAGCGTCGTCACGTCATGCGCGGCGCCGGTCACGTTGTTCTGGTAAAGAATAGAGATAGCCATATCAAGGGATCGTGAACGTCTGTCCAGGGTAGATCAGGTTCGGATTTTTCCCGATCGTCCCCTTGTTGGCGTTATAGATTTTCGTGTAGTCCGCCCCGTTGCCGTACAGCGCCTTCGCGATGTTCCACAGGCAGTCCCCAGACTTCACGGTGTAGGTTTTCGGCTTGCTGGCCGGCTGGCCGGCCCTGGTCGGTTCCTGGGCCTTCGCCGGCTCCGACTTCTGGGCGGGAAGGGTGATCCGCTTCGCGGAATAGTCCCGCCATTCATACAGCTTGATCGAATAGTAGAAGTCCCCCAGTTCGCCGGACCGCTCTTCGTACTCGAAGGACTCCACGCCCATTTTGACGTTCATGTCCAGGTCCGTTCCGGTGATCAGGAAGCGAAGGGGTGTCCGGCCGTCCCTGGCGGACTGGATCGCCTGGATAATGGCGGTCGGGTTCCGGACCTGGCCCGTGGTATAGGGGGCGCTGGACTTCGGGAAGAAGCTGTCCCATTCGATGGTCCGAAGCCCCTTCTTCCGAAGGATCAGGACTTCGCCCAGTTCAAGGACGGTCGTCCGTTCGTTCTTGCCAGGGGAAGACACCTTCAGGGAAGCGGGAAGGACGGGAATGTTGATTTCCCGTCCCCCCGCGATCAGGGTCATTCTGTATCGGCTCATTAGTTATACACTCCTTCCGCGGCGGCGATGAACTCACCTTCCAGCTTCCGTTCGATCGCGCTGACGACGTCGTCCAGGTCCACGCGTTCGCTGATCTGGGCGTCCATCGCGACGGTCGGGGTCAGGGTGACGAAGTTCTGGACATAGCGCATTTCGGCCACGTCGCGAAGGAACTTCAGGTCTTCGTCGGCGATATTGACGTCGCTGTCGATCTTGCCGACGGAACCGACGCTGTCCAGGTCCCCGCCGTTGATCGTGCCGGTGGAGCGGGACACGTCCCAGGAAGAAGTCAGGCTGTCCAGTTTGCCGGTGATCTGGGAAAGGTTGTTCGCGATTCCCTTCGCGCCGGTGGACCAGGCGGCCGCCGTGCTGGCCGTGTCGATCTTCTCCATACGGTCATAGCGGACGGCGTTTTCTCCATAGCTGGCTTCGATCTTCGCCTGAAGGCCGCTTCGCCAGTTGCCGACGGCGTCCGACAGGCTCGATCCGAAGACCGCGTCGATCGCGTTCGCTATGGTTTCCAGGACGCCCAGGACGGAATCCGCCAGTCCCAGGAACAGGCGTTCAATGGAACCGATCGGATCGACGAAGACGTTCGCGAAGAACTCCGCAAACGTGGCGATGAAGTTCCAAATGTCGGCGATCAGGTTGTAGCCGAAGGCATACAGGCCGCCCAGAAGGCCGCCAACGAAGCCCACGACGTCTTCAATGGTGACGCCGGCGTCCATTGCGGCGGAGATCAGAAGGGCGACCAGGGCGATCATCATAATAAGCGGCGCATTTGCAAGCGCCCAGGCCGCGGCCTGGGCCAGGACAGGCGCCACGGTAGCCCACAGGCGGGAGATCATGGCCGGAAGAAGAACGATCGCGATTGCCGTCAGGATAGCGGACACGGTGGGCCAGTTGTCGACGACCACCTGGGCGATCCAGGACACGGCGGTCGCCGCATAGCCCAGAAGGCCCATGATCACGTTCAGGACGACACAGACGCCGTCCAGGGCGCCGGTGTTCTGAAGGGTGTCCAGAAGGTTCGTCACCGCCGTCAGAAGGCGCATGACGCCGCCGACCAGCTTCTGGCCAGCCGCTTCGTACAGTTGGCCGATCTTGTTCTTGAACTGCTCGATCTTGCCGGTGGGGGTGTTGGCGTAGGACTCGGCCAGTCCCTTCCAGGACTGATTGATCACGTCGTTGATCACAGCGACCTTTTCCATGTCGGTTCCGGTTTCTATGATCTTCTGCTGTGCTTCAGTCAGTTCGAAGCCCTTCTTCTTCAGGCCGTCATAGGTGCCATCTAAGGCCTTGCCAAGCTGGGTCGCGTATTCGACCATCTGGCTTTGATCCACAGACGGGCCGCCCATGCCGGCGGCGTAGTTGGCAAGGGTCCCCATAGCCGCGGAAAGGGCTTCGGGGTCCTTCAGATAGGTTCCCAGTTCGGCCGCGCCGGCGACGAAGGTGTCGCCGCCGAAGGTAGTCTTCGATTCAAGGGCGGACGCCCTGTCGCGGATCGCGTCGAAGGCTTTCTGGTCCATGCCGGCGTTCTTCATAACGACGCCCAGTTGGACTTCGGCGTTGTACTGGTTCGAAAACTCTTCCAGGGCCTTTTGAATCTGGCCCTTGACGGCGGCGACCGAAAAGACCGCCAGGGCCTTCCTGATCAGGCCTTCCGTTCGGGACCAGGCGTCAGATACTTCTTCCGCCCCCTTGCCGGCGTCCCTCTGCCTGTTGATAAAGGCGTCCAGGCGCTTTCTGGCGCGGTCGATCAAAGACGCGCTGTTTTCCAGTGTCCGACCAGGGTTCACGGCCTGGGTGGCCTTGTCCGCAGACCTGGCGGCGCGCTCCATTTTTTGAAAGGCGGACGTGATCCGCTTCAGCTTCGCGGACATACCGTCGCGGATCGTCATAGGTGTCGAAACACCAGGCACGGTTCATCACCGTCCTTTCTTCCCCCGCCGCGCCGCGGCCCGTTTCTGTTCCTTCTTCTCCTTCTCGACCTGAAGGTCGATGGAAGCATAAATGAAGGCCCGCTCCCGAAGGGGAAGGGCCATCAGCGCGCCAGGGAGGATTTTCAGCCGGTGAAGGGCGTAGTGTGCATAGACGGCTTCGCCGTCTGCGTCTTCCTCACGCTCTCCACCGGTGATTAGTTTTTTGCTTCTTCGCGAAGGTCGTTCACGTCGTCGGTGAAGCCGTTGACGTCCTGGATCGCGACCAGAAGGTCGACGAACTGTCCAGGCTTCAGAAGGACGTCGATCAGGGCTTCGGCGCCCATGACGCCATACTTCGCCTGAAGGTCGGCGTCCTTGAAGTTCGGGTCTACACAACAGGCGATCACCAGGCGGTTATTGTAAAGGTCCATATCGGTTTCCGTGGTCTTCTGGTGGGTCTTCTTGTCGAAGTTCACCTTCTGACAGGTCTTCCGAAGGGCCTTGTTTTCGCCCTCTGTGATCGACTTGACGGTGAAGGGGACGGGGAAGCCGCTGATCGCGACTTCCTCCGTCACCTGTGCGCGCTCTTCGCTCTGCATAAGAAATTCCTGAAGCTTACCCATTTGTAATTCCTCCTTCTGAATGGTGGTGGTTAAATCTTATTGAAGGCCTTCAGAATGTCGAAGTCCTCAAAGGTGAAGTCCGCGTCTTCGTCCAGGGCGTCGTCGCTGTCGCCGTCCAGCTTCGCCAGGATCACGGAATCCAGGTTACAGCCGATCAGAAGGGTCGTCTGCTTGCCGGCGGTGGACTCTTCGTCGTCGTTCTCGACGACCATGTCGAAGTAGACGTCCACGCCGGTTTCCTTCCACTGGCGGATCAGTTCGCGGAACAGGGGCGTCATGTAATAAAGGGTCATGGAGCCGGTCCCGTTGGCGCCGGTGGTCTTATGGCCCGTCATGCGCTTCCCGATCGCCTTCACTTCGGACTTGTTCTTCTCGACGGTGGCTTCGATGGTCTTCGCGAAGAACAGTTCTTCGTTGTTGCCGTTGATCTTTGCGTAGGCACGGCCGGCCTTGCCGGAAATGGTATCAGGTGCGTTCAAAGTCTTCATTCTGGGTCACTCCTTTCGTCAGTTCACGACGACGGTCATATACAGCTTTTCCATGCTGTCGTTCGGCTGAAGGGCGCAGTCGACCGCGACGTCGCGTTTGCCGTCGCCCTGCTGAACGGTGATGTCGTCGGACTTGAAGTTACTGATCGCGTCGATCGACTGATACTGAAGGGCCAGGGACACCAGGTCAGCCTTGAAAAGCTGGCGGCCGGTGTCGCTGTTCGTCACCAGGCCGATATAGGACTCGCCGAAGATACGGGCGACGTCGTTCGCCCAGCCGTCCATGACGCGGACGACGCGGTTCGACACCCAGTCGGAAGACATATTCTGGCCGATGGTGGTCAGGCTGTTGATGTCCGTCAGGACACGGGCCTTCCCGTAGTCGGCATAGAATACGAACTCGCCGGCCTTGATCGCGGCTTCGAACTGGGACTTCGTGTATTTGATGTCGACGTCCACGGCGTCGTCGTAGGCGGTGTTCGTCAGGGACTCGTTCACTTCCGCGCCGGCGGAAGCGCCAGTCACCCAGGCGACGGCCTTGTCGCCGGTGATGGTGGTCCCGTTGGTCAGGACGACTCCGTTCTTCACGTTGATCAGGCCCATATTGTCGCCGTCGTAGCCATACAGGACGCCGACGATCTTCTTCCCTTCGTCGTCACGAAGACGCTTGACGAAGGCGGCATACAGGGACTTGATGTCCTCCACGGTGCCAGGGTAGCCGATCACGTTGAAGGTTTCCACTTCGAAAGCGGTCAGGGCGGCGGTGTGCTTCGCGGCGTTGACCGTGGCGTTCGCGCCGCCGGTCAGGGGGGTCGCGGTGGCGGCGGCCAGGGTGGCGACGGTGCCGAAGGTGACGAAGTCGTTCGCGACCAGGGAAGCGGCGCCGCCGGACTTCGCGACGGTCTGGCTGTCCATGACCATATCGTCAAGATAGGTCACGACGTCCGCCTTCGTGGCGTCGTCGACGTTGGTGATCACGGCGACCTTGATTGCGTTGCCGCGGGTGCCGCCATACTTCGCGGTCACGGTCATTCCGCCGACGGTGGCGCTGGCCTTCGTGCCGCCGCCGTTCACGCGGTAGATCAGAAGGGTCTTCGCGCGCTTCATGGCTTCACGGACCAGAAGAATATTCGCGTCGGTGGGATCGTAGCCGAAGACCTTCATGCTGGTCGCGTTGAAGTCCGCGGCGTCCAGCTTGAAGACCTGGCCTTCAGGTCCCCAGTTCAGTTCCAGGGGAAGGGCCGCGACGCCGCGTTCCCCCATTTTGGCGTTGGTCCCCATGCTCACGAAGTTGATGTAAGCACCAGGAAGGACCTTGTTCTGTACGGTGAAAGAACCTCCACCAATAGGCATAGTTACACGCTCCTTTCAAGGAAGTCGGTCACAAGGCGGACCGCTTCTTCCCGTGTGTAGGTCTGGCCGTCCTTCAGGATCGCCGCGACGGCGTCCTGGGGGACGCCCAGGGTTTTAGACTTGACCAGTTGTTCCTTTGTGAAGACCGGCGCTTCCTGGTCGACGGCGACGGTCTTTTTCTTCTGGGCCATTTGTCAGACCTCCGATTTGATCGTGTTGTTCTGATCCAGATAATACATGGACGGGATCACGTCGGGCGTGATCACGAAGTTCAGTCGGGCGTCGAAGCGGAAGGAAAAGAACCGTTCGTCGCTGTCCTGGTTTGCCGCGATGTTCGTCAGCCGAAGCGACCGGAAAACGTCCTTCCCGCCCTCGGTCTTCTCGAAGACGGAAAGGGTTTCAAAGTCGTCCAGCATAGCTTCCAACCAGGTGTTGAAGGACAGGTTGTCCCTGTCCGCCTGAAGATAGCAGACTTCGAACCGCGTCGTCCTGACGCGGCGGCGGTCCAGCTTCCGTTCCTGGGTGGTTTCGATCACGCGGACATAGAAGTTTCCGTCAGCTTCGGCCGGAATCCGGTTGACGAAGACGTGACGGACGGGCCACCTGGCGATCAGCTTCTTCGCGATCGCGTCCAGGAAGTCGTTCAAGGTCACGACAGATCACCGTCCTTTACTTTGATTTCCTGGTGGGTGGCGTACACCGACGGGCGGCCGATCACTTCGAACGTCACTTCCTGGGTGCTGGAAGGGTCGTCGCGGCCGAACCGCTTCACGACGATCGTGTCGCCAGGAAGGACCTTCAGGTCCGGACCGGCAAAGACGACGGCGTCGTGGTCGATGTTCTGTTGTGCGTTTGTCTGCATACTGCTGTTTGTACCTGAATACGACAGCGCGCAAATGATACCAGAATACACCACGTCGGGGACGCTTGCGGACAGGCCGTTCGCGCCCCTTTTTGGTGCTGTCCGGTAGACGGTGGCGGTGTCTTCATAGGTGCTTTCGATCGCGGCGCGCTCCGCCGCGGGGCTTCCGAAGGCCATTCCGTCACCACCTTAACTTCCGGTATTCATTCAGGACCGTCTTCCAGCCGAAGAAGTCCCCGTTGTCGTTTCCCAGGTTGAAGGTGCCGGCCGATCCGGAAGAACCGGAACCGACCGCGAAGGACGTCTGGACGTCGCCGCGCTTCACGGAAGACACGGCCCCAGGCGCCGCCGCGGTGGTTCCCAGTCCGGCGGCCTTGTAGTAGCTGACGCACATGACAGCCAGGACGTTTTCCAGTTCCAGGGGGAGTTCGTCCCAGTTGATATAGCGAAGGACCAGGGTCTGAACGGTCTGGATCACATATTCCAGAACGTCGTCCTGGTCCTCCGTGGTGATCCCCAGAAGGGCCTTGACCTTCTGAAGGACCGTCTGTCCGGACATAAGCGTCCGAAGGACTTCGGCCCTTTCAAGGTCGGTCAGGCCTTCCAGGGAAGCAAGGATTTCTTTCAGCATGATAGACCACCTTTCGGCGGCCCCGTCAGTTCTGCTTCAGGGCTTCGATCAGGTCGATGATCTCCGCCTTCTTCGCGCCGTCAGGGACCGCGATTCCGGCTTCCTGGGCCATTTCCAGAAGTACGTCCTTCGTGAACTTCGACAGGGGCTTGTCGCCGTCGCCAGGGGCGGCGACAGGCTCCGGATCGTCGAAGGGGATCAGGTCGGGGGACTTCTGGAACTGTTCCAGAACGAAGTCGCTATGGGGTTCCAGGATCGCGCCGGTTCTAATGTGCTTGAACTTCACGTTCTGTTCCTCCTTTCAAACGGGCGTCACGCCGATCAGGCGGAAGTGACGCTGGTGGAGTAGGTGAAGATCAGGTCGGGGGTCAGGGCCTTCGTGCCGTAGTCGAAGAACATGGACACGCCGTAGTCGTTGGACAGGGGGATCTTCTCCGGCTCCTTGTAGGGGTAAATGACCGCCGGCTGTGCGATCGCGCCTTCGATCATGGCGATGCCGTGACAGGTGGTGGTCTTCGTCTTCGTGGACTCCACGGTTTCAGTCTTCACAGGAAGATTGATGGAGGAATAGACGCGGACGCCGTGGAACATGGCGAAGTCCTCCGCCGCGGTGTCGACGTTGGCGTTGTTGGTGTTCTTGTCCAGGTAGTTTCTGGCCTTGCCGTAGGTGACAGGGTCCAGAACCAGGCGGATCAGGTTACGGGGGACGCCGCGGACGTAGTCGTTCTTCACGGTTTCCACGCTCTGGATCAGGCCTTCCAGGATTTCTTCGATCGTGGCGCTGGCGTCGGGGGTGTAGGCGGTGCCGGCGTCAAAGGCGGTCTGGAAGAAGGCGGCGTCGAACTCCGCGGCCACGGTGTCGACGTGGTTGTCGGCGCGGCGCGCCATGATGTTCGTCACGCCGAAGGTGTCCAGGTCGAACTTCGCGGCTTCCTCGACGATCTCGCGGTGGGTGTCCAGGTTGACGGGGGTCGGGGGAACGGTGATTGCGGTTCCCTTGTTCGCGGTGCGCGCGGTGCCGTAGGGCTGGGACGCGCTGTTCTTGAAACGCTTGAACTCGACGGAACCGCTGGCGGGGTTGCCGGTGTAGGCCTGGGACTTCAGGCCCTGGGCCAGGGTGTCCTTCTGAATGTTCGCGATCACCAGGCCGGACAGTTCGGCCAGGTCGGCCTTCGTGGAACCGCTCTGGATCAGGCTGATAGCTTTAGTTCTTGCCATTGTGTATCATTCCTTTCGTTTTTGGTGGTGTGGTTTACAGGCAGACGGGGCCGTCTACCTTGCCGGCCGCCGGCGGCGTCTTCGGGCCAGGATCGGCCGGCGTCGCGCCGTGGACGGGCGGGGTCTTTGCTGGGTCTTCCTTGAACAGGTACGCCTTCGACTCCTTGATCGGCTTCAGAAGGCCTTCCAGGTCAGTTTTCAGGCTTCCGTCGTCGCTGACTTCGATCTTGTCCATGTCCAGAAGGCCGATGATGTCGGAAGGGTCATAGACCTTCCCGTTCAAGGCCATCTGAAGGGCGGACCGCTTGCTGATCTTCGCAAGTTCGGCGGCGTGGGTCGTCTGAAGGGTGTCGAACTTCTCCTTCGCGACCTTGACGTCGTCCGCGATCTTTGCCGGATCGCCGGAACCGCCGACAGCCTTCAGGGCTTCCGCGGCCGCCTTCAGGGCGTTTTCCGCGCTGGCCTTCCCGCTGTTGGCGCCGTTGTACTTTTCGGCGGGAACGAAGGTCCCGTCGTTCCCGATTACCAGGTCGACGTCCTTTCCGTCCTTGCCCTTGCCCTTCAGCGCCGCTTCGACCTGTTTTGCCAGGTCTTCGCCCAGAAGATTTCTGATTCCTTCAATGATCATAGGTGTTCCTTTCTCCGCTGTTTATATGGCGGCTTCCACGCCCTTCGCGGTCCCGCCTGGTCGCCGGACGGGTGCGGCTTGTATTATGAAAAAGGCGCCGCCCGAAGGCGACGCCTGTTCCACCTGGAAAAGGGTATAAGAAAACGCCGGCCGGTCGGCCGACGTTTACTTCTTCTTCAGTTGTGACGGAAGGAAGTCCTTGAACAGGGCGTCTTCGATCGTGTCCCCGTTTTCGTCGAAGAACTCGACGGTGTAGGCTTCCCCGTTGCCCTGGATATAGACGACAGTCCCTTCCGTGCCGGCCTTGACGCCGGTGTCAGGGTCGTCTTCCAGAAGGACGACGGTGTCATATAATTCAAACATAGGCTGTCACTTCTTCCTTTCCGGCGTTGCCGTGATGAAATGTGGGTCCTTCCCGCCGGTGTCGATCTGCCAGACGGTGTTCAGGCGAAGGAAGCGGTCCTTCCGGCCGTACAGGATCACGGGGACGGTGTACCGTTCGCCGAACTGCGTGGACACGGTCTTCGTCACAGGGGACTTCTGGACCTCCGTCAGAAGTTTCTTCTGGAAGGTTTCCCAGTTTTCCACATTGTAGCCCAGGACCTGGTTGATCACATGGGCCTTTTCCTTTCCGCGGGGGTGTTCATGGTTCAGAAGGTAGCCCTGAAGTTTGTCCTGGGGCGCCGACGCGGACGCCGCTTCGGGAAGGGTGCCGCGGCTGGCGGTGCTGTTGTAAAGGCGGACCTTTGCCTTCATCTGGCGCCATTTCTCCGGATTCGTGTATTTCACGTTCTGGAAGGCGTCCAGGGTGGGCGAGACTTCGCCGTCCGGAAGGACGCCCAGGAAGGCGTCGAATTGCTCCTGGTCTGCCTTGATATTATACGCCTTCTTCCGTTCGACTTCAACCGAACCTTGACCGTTTGCGGCCGTCTGCCGGCTGTACCACTCCTGATAGGTGGTCCGCTTCGGCATAGGCTCCCCGCTGTTCAGCCAGTCCAGGGCCTCTTCTGGGTCATATTCGACCGTCGTACACCGGCAATTCGGGTGAATGGGCGGATAGTTGACACCAGGTTCCGCGTCGGCGACCTTGAAACGGCGGCCGTCCAGGGCGCCGCAAGTGTCACAGGTGCGTTCGTTGACCGCGGCCATATATTCATATTCCGCGACGCCGGCTTCTTTGTAGGCCCTTCTGTCGGCTTCTGCGTGGATATGGGCGGTTTCGGTGCGGATCAGGCGTTCGGCGTTCTTGTAGGACTGGCCCATTCGGGAGGAAAGGGCGGACGCCATGACGCCCACGCTTTTTCCCTGGATCAGTCCCTGGGTGATGATCTCCCTGGTGTTGAAGACCAAGGCCTGTTTCGACTGCCACAGGCGATCGGAGAACATGGCGCCGGACCAGGGATAGGACACGGCGTCTTCGACGGCGGAAGCGTCGATCTTCGCGATCTCATTGTAGAAGCCGGCGCGGCTTTGGAGGTCATAGGACTTCTTGTAGTAGCCTTCGACGAATCCTTCGCCCAGTTCTTCCTTCATCTGCTCGACGCCGCGTTTCCACAGGTCGTTCAGGATCAGGTCGATTTGACCTTGAAGGGCTTCCAGGCGGGAAATGGAACTGTTCGCCGACAGGGCGTCCAGTTGTGCCTTCAGGACCGCCTTCACACTGGGGTCGGTGGTGGCTTCGATGGTGGCGACATAGTCGCCCAGGGTGGCCTTCCACTCCTGGAACTCCTTCCTGGACAGAAGGCGGACCGCCTGGTCGTAGGTCAGGCCGTACTTGCCGGCGTACTTCGAATAGAAGCTGTCGATCTGCCTTCGGATCGACTTCGCCGCGGCTTCGTACTCCCTGAACATTTTCCCCGACAGGTTCGCGCCGCGAAGATAGGCTTCATTCTCGCGCGTCAGGGCGCGTTCGGCCCAGTAGTCACGGTTATTCGTCGCCATCGGCTCCACCGCCATTCACGGGGTCGCCCTGGTTGTTCTGGCCCTTGCCGGCGCCCAGGGCGTCGCCGAACAGGCCTTCGCCGTATTCCTCCATAGCGGCCTTCTTCTCTGCGTCGATCCGCTCCATTTCTTCGTCGGCGTCCGTCACCCAGGGGTGGTTCTGAAGGATCGTCCGCTTCGACAGAAGACTTTCGCTGGCGACGGCGTTCTGGATCACGTCGGTTTCGTTGACGGGAAGGTCCATGTTGAAGACGATGTCGAAGGTTTCCTTCGAAAAGTCGCCCTTGCCGGCGATCTGAAGGTAAACGTCGATGAACAGTTTCAGGCGCTGGAAGGTGTCCTTCAGTTCAGTCGCCAGGGAATCGCAGTCGGACGACAGGTCCATATAGCGGAAGTTGATCGCCGTTCCGGACGCGTTCCCCAGGTCAGGGTCCTTCGTGTCGACGGCCGCGGCGAAGTCGTAGACGTCGCGGCGCTGTTTATCCAGGAAGGCCATGACGGCGTCGATATTAAGGTCGGCCTGAAGTTTGTCCACACCGCCGTCGGTGGTGACTTTGATCGCCATGTGTTCCTTCAGGTCCTTGATGAACTCGCCCAAGTCCTGGCCGCCGTAGTTCTTCAGGATATAGATGAACTTCGCCACGTCGCGGAGAACGTCGGCGGTCACGGACGTCTGCCAGTTGATGTCGTCGATCAGGTCCTTGATGAAGTAGCAAAGAGGAAGTTCCTCTTCGTTGTACTTCAGCCAGACGATCGGGACGGTGTCCCAGTTGTAGGCCTTGTTGCCGACGGTGAAATGGGGTTCGGTGTAGTCGTTGGTTTCGTCGCCGTGTTCGGTGTCGACGATAAAGTCGCCGGCGATGGTGCCGGCGAAGGCGTCGGTTTTGAAATACTTGACGCCGCCGGTCCACCACAGTTCGGCGTGGGTGATCGTGTGCTTTCTGGTGCCGATGTAGATCACCTGGTCATAGAAGCGAATAAAGGCGTCCAGCTTCGTTCGCTCCGCGTCGCGCCAGATCGGGACCAGTTCCGCGGACGGGATTCGCATGAAGGCCAGTTTCCCGTCGTCGAAGTAGGGCTGAAGCCATGCAATACCGGATTTCACGGCGCCCTTCCCCAGGGATTTGATCTTCCGGCGGAAGGTCTGGTCAAAGACGTCGTTCAGGGCGTCGCCGTAGGAACTGTTCTTCGTGTCCACGGTGAAGGGCTTTCCCAGAAGGTAGTTCGCCTTCTGGTCGACCAGCTTCTTCAGAATCGGGTGTTCGATCCTGGTATTCGACCGGTTCGCGACGTCGTTCGTCTTCCGCTGGACGTCGGTCCGGTTTCTGTAATAGGCTTCGGCCTGGATCATGTTCGCGTACTGCTCGGACGCCTTGAACTCCCTGATCTCTTCGGTCACGATCTGGGCCAGGGTCATTGTCGCGTGGTCCGGATCGGAAATAATCATGTTGATCCGGTCCATGACGGAATATTCGGCCATGTGGTGTCACTCCCTTATTTCAAAACTTCAATAGCGGAACCGCGGCGGAGTCGTTCGACGGAATAGCGAAGGGCCGCCATAGCGTCGTCCATGAACTCCACGGGTTCGTCGATGTAAAGGCCCGTGGTCGGGTCCTTTTTCCACTTCCATTGTTGAACTTCCTTCAGGACGTTCACACAGGAAGGGTGAATGTGGATTTTCCGGCCCTTCAGCCAGTCGATTTGTGCCTTCACGCTTCCAGGCTCTTTCTTCACGGGGTAGGCGCGGAAGCCGGCCTTCTGCCAGGTCTTGATCCGGTCCGGCTCCGCAGAATCACAGAACATTTCCACACGCCGGTCGACCTTCGCCTGATTTGCAAGGCCGATGATTTCTTCGGTGTCCTTCTCGAAGACATAGATTTCGGAACAGATATAGACTTCTCCGTCCTTCCAGCCGACGCCCAGGATCGCGTTCGCATGGTTATAGCCGAAGTCCTGGCCGTAGTAAAAGGCGTCGAAGGCGTCCCTGTTGACCTTGAAGTCGTGGACTTCGAAGTTCGTCAGGATCAGGCCGCCCAGTTCGCCCCATTCGCCCAGGCCATAGACGCGATAGCCTTCAGGGTCTTCTTCCTTGCGGCGCTCCATGCGGCGGTAATAGGCGGGGTCTATGAACCGGTTCGTCTTATAGGTGGAATGATGGGCCAGGACGTCCGGATCGGCCTTGTCGAAGTATCTGGCCTTGATCCAATGCGTCGCGCTGACGGGGTTGAAGGTCATTGTGATCTGGTAATACAGGTTCGGATTCATGCCGTCCAGCTTGCCGCGAAGACGGTCGTCCAGAATGTCGACGTCTTCGGAAAGAAGTTCCGTCGCTTCCTCGCACCATATCCAGACCAGTTTTCCGTTTTTGAAGGTGATGGACTTCACCTTCTCCCGCTGGCGCTGGTCCTTCACGCCGCGGAATATGATCCGGTTCCCTGTGATCTTACATTCCAGGGCCAGGGGGTTCAGGTTGACCTTCCAGAAGCGGTCAGCGTATGGGCCGAACATTCGGTAGATCGCGGCCTGAAGTTCCGCGAAGGTGGAATCGCGGTTCGTTTCCTCGATTTTCCGGACGACCAGAAGGTTCGCGCCGGTATAGGCGGGGTCGGATAGCTTCGCTATGTAGTCCTGGGCGATGTTCACGGACTTCCCAGAACCGGCCGATCCCTTCAAAATGCGGTAGCGGCCGCGCCATTCGTTGACGGGGCGGAAGACGGGGTTGAACTGGGCGGACGCCTTGAACTCAACCTTCGCCGCCGTAGTCATAGTTGATCACCACCGTCACAGGGGCGTTCGCTTCAGGATTGTCCTTGAACATTCCCAGGTGACGGCCGCACAGTTCCAGGGCCTTCAGCTTGTCGGCCATCTTCACTTCGCGTTCGACGCTCGTTCCTAACTCTGTCGGGGTCTGCTTCACTTTGACACCGGCGATCACGGCCAGGTCGTCTTCGGTGGCGGTGTCCAGGACCTTCGCCGTGTCAAGGTCGATCACGTCCTTCGGGTTCAGGAAGGCGATCCGGCCCAGTTCGCGAAGGACGCGGTCGGCGTTGATCCCCGTCCGCTTCGACCTTTCGGCCATCGCCTGGTCAATGCGCGCGCGAATTTCAGGTTTCTTCAGTAATTCGGAACCAATACTTCCCGCGGAATCCGGAGAATATCCGGCGCGGATCGCGGCCTGGGTCGCGTTCAGGTCGATCAGATATTCTTCACAGAAGACTTCATTCTTCTTCGTGATCTTCGCCATGATTCACACCGTCCTTTCTTCGTGATCCTCTGAAAGCGGGTACAAAAAAGACGCCCCCGAAAGGACGTCTTTCTGTACCCTATTCAAAAGGAGGGGGAACACGCTGTTCCCGACTATAATTCTACCACATGGATTTGCAGATTGAAAGTCTCATGTGTATTCACCTGTATTCATCTTTCAGCGGAAGGAATCGGATTTATACATGGTGGCGAATAGGGAGTCCAGGGCCGTTTTCCTCTGACGATAGATCGTGGCCTTCGCCATGTGGAGGAAGTCAGCCGCTTCTTTGTAGGATCGGAAGGGGTAATACAGGGCCAGAAGGACGCACTTCGACTGACTGTCCATGTCCAGGATCGCGGACAGGACGTCTTCGATCTGCTGGGCCTGACGTTCCAGGGCGCCGATCCGGCGGTCGGCGGTGTTCCGGCGCTTCTCCGTCCGTGTGACCATGTTCACCATTCGGGCGTCTGGGTCTGGGGAGGACTGGACGCGGACGCCGGCGTCGGAAAGCTGGCTGGAAGGGAAGGCGGATTCCAGGATTTCCTTCAGGTCTTCGGCCAGGGCGGCCCGCTCCGCCGCGATCTGGGATTCTATGACGCGCGCTTCCTGGTCGTGGTTGCGAAGGACGTCCATGACGCGGAAGCGTACCCAGGCCTTCCGCTTCTCTTCCTTTTCATTCTGATCCATGCGTTTCACCGCCTTTCTTCTGGGGTGTGTCAGAACGGAAGTTCTCCGTCGTCTTCGACCTCCGTGAACTGCTGGTCCGCGGCGGCGGCCATCTGGTCGGCGGCGTAGGAACCGGCGCCCTGGTCCTTACCGTCGGCGAACTCCACGGAGTCGGCGACCACTTCGACCGTCTTCCGGTCATTTCCTTCCTTGTCCTTCCACTTCCGGACCTGGATCGAACCGGTCAGGGCGACACGCTTCCCCTTGCGGAAATACTTGTCGACGAACTCCGCTGTGGACCTCCACGCCACGCAGTCAATGAAGTCCACGGCGTCGCGCTGGAAGCGGCGGTCGACGGCCAGGGCGAAGGACACGACAGGCGTCCCTTTCTCCGTCCGTCTTAATTCCGGATCACGGGCCATTCGGCCGATCAGTTGAACTTGATTCATGGTGTCACCGTCCTTCAGAATCGCTTCCCGTGCTTATAGGGGCGGTCGGCGTTGTAGGCCATCTTCTCTTCGATCACAGCGTCCAGGTCGATTCCCAGGTGTCCGCACAGGTCCGCGATCCGGATCACGGCGTCGGCCAGTTCCACGGCCGCGCCTTCCGGCTTTTTGCTTCTGGCGGAACAGGGGGCGTCAGGGTGATCGGGATCATAGATTCGGCTTCCACAGGTGACACCTTCTTCGTGGCGGTCGTCCTCGCATACGCCGCCGGCGTTGCAAGGATAATACACAAGGGGGTTTCCGGCGCGTTCCTCTTCCAGGGCTTCGGAAAGTTCGCTATGGATCAGCGCGATCGCCGTCCCGAAGGGAAGGGGCGGGTCCCAGAAGCCGTGTTTGACGGCGTTGTCGTGTGCCTTCTGAACGATGTCTTTGATCTCCATGTCTGTTCTGTTTCCTTTCTGCACGATAGTAAGTCGGACTTCGTCCGCTTGCCCGTGCTATCATTTGATTTCAGCTTCTTTCAGTCGTTCACTATGTAGAACCGGACATTCTGGCGGCCGAACTGAAGGGCGTCGTCGTGGCTCTCGAAGTAGACGTCGATCTTCTGGCCCTGGATCGCTCCGCCGCGGTCCTGGACGATCATTTCGCCCAGGCCTTCCACGAACAGGACGGTCCCTGGCGGGTAGATCGACCAGTCGGCGGCGATCGTCACGCCCTGGACAGCTTCGGCGCCGCTGGCGGTGTAGACGATCCCGTTCGGGCGGTTCAGCGCCCATTCTCCACAGCAGATTTCGCATGAACAGTACGCGGTCGCCGTGCCTTCGATCCACTCCGGTTCGGGTTCTGGCTCCGGCGTGGTTGTTGCGATTTCTGCAACGGCCACAGAAGGCCCCTGGAAGGCCGCTGACGGCGTTTCTTGCGTGGGTGGTCCGTTTACACTCCCGCCGTCTTCTAATCGCGCACAGGCGAAGGACGTCAGGACCAGGGCTGTTCCTGCGACGATCGACAGGACGCCGATCAGAAGGCGCTTCATCATGTGCCTTCACCTTCTTTCTGCTCTTCGGGGATCGGCCGGAAGCAGTCACAACGGACGACGCGGTCGTCGTCCGCGTGGATCGGGTCCGGCCGGCCCTGGTCGAAGGCTTCCACGCAAGCCACGCAGTAGTCGCCCAGGCGGCCGTGTTCCGGATCGTTTATGAACTGGACGTTGTCGCACTTCCGACAGTTGAAGTCGTAGCGCCACTTTGGCAAGTTCTTTTTTCTTCTTCCGATCATGGCTTCTTTTTCCTTTCTATGGGTTGTCCGCACTCTGGACACGCTCGCGGGATTCCGGCTTCTGTTCGTGCAAGTTCAGCACAGCAGAAGGGGCAGACGAAGACATTTCCGCCTTCAAATATGGAATACTGGACCGCCGGCGGGACGCCCTGGCGCTTCTTCTGGGCCATTCCAGGATCAGGGCTTCCAGTCCGGACACGGCTTTTGTCCGAAGAAGGGCGGATAGTTCGGAAGGATTAGTTTGTCGTGGGCGACACAGCCGATCAGGGTCCCTCCTATGCGGACCAGGTTCCCGCACGTCGCACACGCCTTTTCTTCCTTCTCGACCTTCCGGCGGACCTCTTCAAGAAACGTCATGGTCTTCACCGCCTTCGTGGTATTTCTGATCGTAGAACTTCCCGTCGGCCCCGATGTAGAAGGAATCGGCGTCCCAGTACGCGCCGCACCGGTCCGCACAGCCGGCGACACTGACTTCCATCGAACCGCAGTCGGTGACAGTGTAGCGTCTGGACACTTTCCCGCCCTTCCGGACTTCAAAGTCACGGGAGGTCTGATACAGGTCGGAAACGACAATCTTCCCGCCGCACAGCGGACAGCGGTCGCGGACTATTCCTTCCATGATCCGCCGCCTTTCACAAGTCGGGCTTGCTCCCAGAAGCCAGGTTTGCCCTTCGTCCTGGCCCGTGCGGTTTCCAGGGCCTTTTCATAGTCACGATACCGGCCGCGTTTTTCTGTGACGCCTTCCATGATGTCGGCGATTGCCTTGTCCACCATGTCGGGCGGATAATAAAAGCGGGGGTATTCTCCGGACGTTTCTATTCCCAGGCTCTTCAGGGTCGTGATGATATTGAAACGGTAGTTCAGACCGGCTTTCCCTGTATGGTCAGAAAGGCGAAGACTGTTTCCCAGGCCGTAGTCGAACTTCAAGTAGACGCTGTTCGTGGAATAGGCGTCATATCTATGAATCAGGACTTTTCCGGCCAGTTTGTCGCAGACATACGCGGCAAGGTCTTTTACTGTTGCCATGCTCCGCCGCCTTCCAGAGTCGCTTCGGCCGCTTCCTTCGTCAGGAAGACCGCCTTCCCGATGTCGTGTTCGGTGAACTGCTCTGACGACCAGGCCGTCGTTCCCAGGCGTCCACGAAGGACGCTGAAGGACGTCAGGCCGTCCGCTCCCGCTCCGACGAACATGACGGTCGCCGACACGACGCGGCGGCGCCGGATCAGCCAGACAGTCCCGTTCGGCTTCACAGGGAGGATCACACCGCCGGCGTCACGGAAGTCGGCCAGAAGGTCCAGGGCCAGGGCGTCCATGACGCCCTTCCCAATCTCGTATGTGTGCCGGTGTTCGTTGGCGTGGAACGCGATCCGGTCCTTCAGCCGCTGGGCCAGGTCCGCGTCCTTGCCGAAAATGCCTTCGCTCATGGGCGTTTCTCCTTTCAATGGCGGCCCCAGTCAGGGTCGCCGCTCTCGCATATCTCGACGATGTGTTCGCACAAGGCCGCCGGAATAATCGACCGTTCGCGGCTTCCGGAAAGGCCCTGGGTCCCCGTCTTCGCGCCGCGCGGCGCTGGGGTGTGGCACGGGTCGCCGTTGTGACATGGTGGTTTGAACTCTGGGTCTGGGTGGTTCGTCCAGATGTCCGTCGGCTTCATGCGGGTGTCGCCGTACTGGCAATATGTAACGGTGTGCCGTGGAAGGCCGGACATGAAGTCCATCTTCCGCATACCTCCGCGCGGGTTCTCGATGAACCACCAGGTAGGCGACAGGGCCATGATCAGGTTGTGAACGTGAAGGTTCACGCGGTCGCAGAACTGCGCGTACTCTGAAACAGCGTCCAAGTTCTGCCCCCCCCCCGCGTTTCCTGTGGTGGCTGATCGCGGCTATACTGTACGTCGTGCAATCGGGGCTGGCCCAAATCACGTCCGGCCGGCCGAACCGCTTCACGATCTCTTCCGGCGTCACTTTCAGGACGTCTTCATAAAGGTCGATGTTCTCGAAGGACTTGTCCCATTCCACGGAAAAGACCTGGTGGCCGTGGGCTTCGAAAGCCTTCCCGATGGACCGTGTTCCCGCGAATAATTCCAGGACTTTCACGCCGTCGCCCTCCTTCCGTCATACCTGGCCGCCAGGGCCATTTCGCGGATCACGTCGGGGATCAGAAGTTCCAGGTATTCGTCGCCGCGATCCAGGCCCAGGGCTTCATTCTGGAAGGCCATCTTCCGTCTGGCGTATGCTTCCGCTTCGTCGAAGACCGCCTTCGACACCTTCACGCCCAGGGACCGGTCGACGGCCGCCCGAAGGCGCCGCCGACTGATCCACTGGCGGATCGTCACATGGTCATTCATGGCCTTCCACCGCTTCGCCGCCGTCGGATTCCAGAATGATTCCAGATTCCGCGAAGAAAGCCGGCCGGACGCCGTTGTTGCCGTAGTACGCGCTGCGGAAGTTCAGACGGCCGCCCGTGTTGACAATGCGCGCGTAGCT